AACATTTGGTTTTTTTAGATAACAGAACTTGACCTTCTCACCATTCTGAATGAGAGAGTACTTATTATCCAACTTATGCTTTTTAACATAATGGTTGTACAATAATGCACCACGTATATGTATGGGAGTTCCTTTTGCATATATTGTGGAAGATGCTTTATATTTTTCTACATCAGATGCTGATCTAGGAAATGATATATCCTCTGGTGGAAGTTTCTTAAAGTCCTTACGGGACTTCTCAATAAAGTCAATAACTTCATCTTCTGTTCCATTCATCATGATCTTGAGTGCATCCTTAATCATGGTGCGACAAGGTGCAGGGGTAGAAGATTTGACTGCCTCAATACCCATCATCTTAAGTTTGGGTTCTTCATATCGAACACCCTCACTATCCCATACGTTTAGAATATATCTTTTCTTTGCAGTCCATATACCCCTCTCAGCAATGTTCTCTCGCTTCATCTGCATCTTTTGATCATAAGCACTTACGTAGTTGGCCAACGCTTCATAAGAACCCTCAATAAAAGGTTCAAATTCAGTTTCACACACCTTGTTAAGGAACCCAACAACGCCCTCATTAGTTTTCTCTCTTCCCTCGTATACACGGTCAACCAAAGGACCAAGATTAAGGTAGATGGAATCAGTATCCGAAGCAATAACATAATCAACATTCTCAGTTTTTAAGATATTCTCTATCCAACGTATGGATACTTGGCCAGACAAAGTAATGGCTTCTGCATTAGCAAGTTTGTAATACCGAAAGTACTGATTGCCGATAGCACCATAAGCACTATTAAGGGCAATCTTCTTTGCCATCTGGATATTGTTACACCTAGCAATCTCTTTGGTGAGTGCGACTGATGGATTCTTTTCATACTCTTGTTTTGCCTCAAGCATCTTCTTCTTAAACACCACTCTATCACCATACATCTTATCCATCAACTCTGGTAAGAATCCACGAACATCCTTCCTATACTGTGCTCCATTTGCACATGTTGCATACTCAGGATTAAAGTCTGTTATCTCTTCGTTTAAGATCCTCTCAACGCTCGCACTGGGATGTCTAGTCTCCCTGATGGTCTCTGGTGAGATATTGTACTGCATAATAAGATGAGGGTAGAGGCTATTAAGGTCAAAACTAACCACCCAATCATACTTTCCTGGAATCGGTTCCTTGACATAAGCTCCTGCGTATTTTTCATTTTTTGCTGATCTATTCTTGGGAGGAATAACTATGTTCCTTCTCTTTAAGTAGTTATAAATGATAGTGTCCCACATTCTTACCTGATAGAACACATCATTATAATTAACCTTGGCCTCATATGCCATAGTAAGAGCAAGCTCAATAAGCTTCATCTTACCCTCAAGACGATCAACAAGTTCAACGTCAATTATATTATACTCAATGTACTTCTGCCAACCCTTTGTGTAGAAGTCCTTAAAAGTATCAAACTCACTGTGGTCTAGTTTCTTCTGACCCAGTTCTACCTGTGCAATATAATCCAAACGATAAGACTCTTGTGCCTTGTATGTAAACTTCTTGTATAGATCAAGATAATCTAACTGGCAAACACCACCAACATCAAAAGTTATATGTCTACGACCTTTAATATAAGTTTCTCCCTCTGATACAAGTCCCCAAGGAGAAAGTCTCTTCATCAACTTTTCACCTAGAACACGTTGAATGCGTCTAGCAATATATGGAATATCATAAAGTTGTATGTTCCACCCAGTAATAACATCAGGAACATCTTCCATCCAATAATTAATGAATGATGATAAAAGTTGATGCTCAGTGGGGCAATGATGGTATGTTACATCTTTCCTATTATTCTTAAAGGGTTTGCTACCCCAAGTAATGATCTGCTTAGTTGTGTAATCCTGTATTGAGATTGCCAAGATCTCTTCAGAGCAAGATTCAACGTCTGGGAAACCTTGCTCAGACGCAACCTCAATATCCAGAGTAACAAGTTTAATCTGAGATATGTCAAACTTGATTTCATCATCTGGGTATTTGTCTGAAATATATTGGTAAATATACCGATCATTCCCATATATCTCAAATCCCTCAACATCTTCATATCTCTTATAGAAGTCACGACAGTCCCTAACTGTGCCTGGATTAATTGGTTCAACTGGTTCTCCACTCAACGTTTTATATTTAGCCTTTCCTTTAGATTTGACAAATAACGTAGGGAAAAACTCATCCCTATGCTCATATCTTTTCCCATTCTCAACTCCACGAACCAAAAACTGGTTACCGATTAGTTGAACATTGGTATAGAATTTCATTTAGTAAGGTCTAGGTATTTTTCAAGTAAGGTTGGGGTTGGATCTGCAAGAGTAAGTATCTTGTCAGAACTAATCATGAATATATCATCCTTAGTCACAGAAAGCAACCAAGGTTCTAGAGTTTGATCATCTTTAATTGTAAATGGATTAACCATCTTACAATCTGGTGCTCCTATATCCATCGGAGCAACCTCCATTATTTCACTTATCAGAATCTGATTTGTTGTTAAGTGAATTATCTTTACTGTTTGGTCCATTTACTACATCCTCAATGTACATTTCTTTTAATTTTGCTGTTGGTTCAACCATAGTAATTAACCAATCAGCAGTGACAGGAATCTTTTTATCAGCAGATAATGGCATCCAAGGAAAAAGAGATACCTCAAATCCTGCCTTCTGAGTATTAGCATCAGTTTGTGGTTGTTGTTGAGGATTCCTCATTTTAACAACACAAGGTCTATCAAAATAATACCCAATAACCCTTTTATTTTCTTCAGTCCCAACACACATTTCAGTCATGTCAGTAATAACATCCTCCCCTGATTTAAGGAGAGCCAATTTAATAGTCATAATTTAAGTCCAACGTGTAACTGTTAATTCTATGGAGTTATCATCCATTTCCCACTCCTCTTCAACTTGGAATCCCATTTCCTTCACTGTGTTATGTACAGTCATTCTAGCATACTGTTGTGTAACTTTGTCAAGAAATCTTGCTGGTGGAACAGGGTCTTTCCAAGTTTGTATATCTGCTACTAATTCATATTCACCATTATTATTCAAACGAAATCCAATATCATCACCTATGGAAACATCAACCTTTACCTTTTCATGTTGATGATCAAGAGGATTAATTAATTCTTGATCTTCTTGAACATCATACTGCAAAAGTTCTAGTGCTTCAATCAACTGTGGTTTGTTTTTGATCTTGGTTTTGATTGTGCTGAAGTGCGACATTGTTAGAATAGAATTCGGGTTTAAATTGACGGGTTTCTAAAGTTCCAAGTTTCTCCTCTATCTGTTTAGTAAGTTCTACACATTGATGAGAAGTAAAACCAGTAGCTTCTTCGGTTACATGACCATCTTGTCTAATGGTAAACTTTAGTTTCTGTTGTTCAGACATAATTAAAATTGTTTAGGATGGGTTATTACATCACCATGTATCTCACCAATATCATCTATATGAGCATGATCTATCTTTTCAATATGTAGGTGCTCCAATGCTCCAGCAATTCTTTCTAGGGCATTTGCAATCCTAGTGAAATCTTCACTCATAATAAAAAATCATTTGGACATATTATAGCAATAAAAAAGACCCCTGTAAAGGGGTCTGATCCATCTCGAACTCATTTCTATTTAGAGATAGTCTTTTCGAGTATGATGTTCTGGAACTATTTTGTTTAAATCTACAACTAAGAGTCCATCATCAAAGCTGACCGATCCAACCTCTGTATCATCGGTGATCGTCCAAACCCGTTGGAAGGAACGTTGAGCCAGTCCTTTGTGGACAAATTCTCCAACATCTTTTGATTCTTCTTTTTTGCCTTCAACATATAACTTTCCAAATTCCGTATATACTTTGACTTCATTCTTTTTGAACCCCGCGAGTGCGATTTCAAGTTTCGATTCATGATTATTTAATTGTACCAAATTGTAGGGTGGATAATTAGATTGTTCTTGGAAATCAAATACACGATCAAGATAATCATGCATTCCAATGCTGTTCTTTGAGATTCTTTCCAATAATGCAGGAAGATCTGAGGCTGTGTACCTTTGTAGGTTACCCATAATAGTAGCTCCTTATTAAGCGAGTGTGTTGTGGATCCTTTCGGCATCCATACTTATTTATAGCATAGACCATAAAAAAAGGGGATGTTGAATCCCCTATAATTTTATTCGGTTTCCTGCGTCTTTCCTTTCTTTCCAATATTATACTTCTGTTCCAATATCCAATCCCCTTTATCTTTAAAAGCAAGAACTTTAATTTGATTCAGTGGAGCAATGTCTGACACTGAATCAGGGTTCACTACAGATATGAGACCCCAATCAGCAAGGAGACGAGTAATACGATTCCGACGCTGAACGTCGTTAGAAGTAAGGTTAGCGTGTTTACCATCAAGGGCAAATAACTCCTTCTTCCCTCTTT